TGACAGTGGAATGCATATCAATCAACTATACGAGGCGTATATGCGTGGTATAAAATATACGGACGATCTTATTTGCAGTATGTCGAAACTGTTGGTTCGCGCTGCAGAATCCCATGTATATTCGCGCGATACAGCCTTGGTTTGCGAGCTTATAAAAATATTGGTTGGAGAGGTATTCGAAAACCAGAAGGAGGAAGAATAATGAATCCGGATAGCATAAATCAACTAGACCAAATTAAGTCCCTGTGCAGCGGCCTGCCCGGATGGGCCCTGAACTACATCATGGGCTACGCACAAGATCTGATCGCAAAAGCACGCGCGGACCAGAAAGCGGGGGCCGATGATGAAGCTTAATCCGGCAGCGCTGCATCAGGCCATGCAAGCCCGGGGGCTGACACAGAGGCTTCTCGCCGAATTGGCGGGACTGTCCCAGCCGGGGATCTCCCAGTACCTGGCCGGGATCAGCTCCCCCGGCGATCCTGCACTGGATAAGCTGGCCACAGCACTAGGCATACCAGTCAGCGCCCTGTGCGAGGTCCCTGCGAAAGATCAGACTGTACGCCACCTATCTGTGCAGGATGCCGCCCGCTGCCTAGGCGTATCGCCCACATTTGTACGACGGGGACTGCAAACAGACCGACTGGATATCGGTTGTGCGGTCCGGATCAAAATGCGGTGGCGATACTTTATCTCGTCGGATAAGCTCCGTGCAATGGCTGGAGACGAAAACTTTGAAAAATACATGCAGGAGGCAAATAAAAATGGATGACCTTATGAAACTAACTGCGAAATGCGTCGGTGGGAAAGCATACTACGATCTGCACGGCAGTATCGATTTCGTAATGCAGCTTATGGCGCACATGATCCCCGACCTGCTGCAGGAAGTTGCTGCAGTAGCCGACCGGGAGACTGAAGAGCAAGTGCGTGATGAGATTTGCCGGAGGCTGCTGAAAATCGCAGATGCAGGCGGACTGCAGGATGCAATGGCGCAAGTTGTGGGAGAGTGGATCGCGGACTACATTCTTGGAGGTGAAAAATAATGACTAAAGAACTGATCTTGTATTACGCTTATAACGGCTCAATTGAGCGACACGCCGCGAAGAACCACGACACAATTAGCAGTCTGGCCCGACGGTGGCATGTGGACCCAGACACGCTAAAGCATGCCATGTCCGGAAAGCCGGTCTGCGCGCGAACTGCCCGGAAAATCCAGGCACTGGTGTTGGCCGAAAACCCATGCGATACAAACATTTTTTATCCGCGGGCCAGATCGAGGGTGGAGAACAATGAATAAAGCATTACTCAGCAGTAAGAAAATGGATTACTGCACTCCACAATGGCTGTTCGACGCGCTGAATGAGCAGTTTAATTTTGGTCTGGATGCCGCTGCAGCTACGATCAACGCCAAATGCGAAAAGTATTTCACCGAAAACGATAATGCGCTAACGCAAGATTGGGGCGGACATGGCGCAGTATTCTGCAACCCACCATATGGGCGGCAAACGGGCGCATTCGTGGAAAAGGCGTACCGGGAGAGCTTAAAAGGAACGACAGTGGTATTGCTGATTCCAGCGCGTACCGATACACGGTATTTTCATGACTTCATACTCGAGAAAGCGGAAATTCAATTTATCCGTGGACGATTGAAGTTTACGGACTCTGACGGCACAGTTTACCCGTCCGCGCCCTTCCCGTCTATGATCGTGGTGTTCCACGGAGCAAAAACACAAGACTCAAATGAAGGAGGAAATCAAAATTGAAAAAAAACTACCAAATTTTAAGGGGACTTTACGAACGCATTGAAAGCGTGTGGGTGAAAGATCCGATCTCCAGCAGCGTGCCAGTATCCGTCACCCGGCAGGAACAAGTAGCCCTGTGGTATGTGCTGCATCACACAAATCTGAGCCACAAAATCAGTCGCGCGGAGCTTGTCAATCAAATACTTGTTAGCTGCTTGCTAGGTGTCGCTATCGCTGCATGCATCATCATCGCGGTGAGGTGATATCATATGGCAAAAACTGCAAAGTCCGAAACCAGTATTCCTGATTCCTTGCACAACTACTGGAGAAAAAGCTACAAAGGCCCGAACAACGAATGGACATGCTTTGGCGATTTTTACTACTGGGCATTGGACCACGGCTATGGCGTCGGTAGTTGGATCGTTACAAAAGATAAGCGCAAACCTATCGGACCGGACAACTGTGTCATAAAAAATCAGTATGTGCAAAAGGACCTCTTGGAGTCAATTATTAATTATGACAAGGCCTGTGCAAAATTGTGGAAAGCTCTGGGCTTAGACGATCCGCGCGAAGCGGACCGGGCGATCTGAGGAGGTACCCAAGATGGGATTTTACTGCGAAGTCTGCCAGTGCGCAAAATGCATATATGGCTGCGGGGGCTGTGCATCGTCGCCCTACAAAAATCGACCGCGCGGCGTGCGGGGCTGCCAATTCCGGAAATGCGGATGCAGTGATTTTGCGGATAAGGATAATTTTGCAGAATTAACTGTTATAACTGAGGACCGTGTTCCTCGCACGGTAACATTCGACAAGCAGCAATTACTGAATTTTTTAGAGGCACTGTTTAATGAGCGGGAGGAGTAACTATGAGCACTTACTCATTTATTATAATTCTTGTATTTCTCCCGATTAACAGCTTTGGGGATAGCAATGATGATAATTAACGGAAAGGAGGTGACAGCGATGTACTACCGTATCTGCCCAGACTGTGGCGCACACCTGGACCCGGGCGAAATTTGCGACTGCCTGGGCAAAGAGAATGCCGCTGGCGGAGCTGCAACTCCGTCAACGGCTGAGTAAAAAATCCCGAAAACATTATACCACAAAAGGAGGAAAAGTCAATGGATATTACCATCAAAGTTCAACTCGCGGCGGAAACCATCGACGCGATCAAGCACCTATTGGAAAGCCTGCTGGCCCCGGCTGTGCCGGTGCAGTGCTGCGGTGGCGTACTGACGGAATCCGACACAGAAACCACCCCTGCCGCACCTGCTGCACCTGCTGCACCTGCTGCACCTGCTGCACCCGCGTCCGTACCTCTGGCAGAGCCGCCCAAATTCACATTCGACCAGCTGGCACGGGCCGGGGCTGGGCTGTGCCAGACGAAAGAAGGACAGGAGAAAGCACAAGAAGTACTTAAGCAGTTCAACATTCAGTCGCTTAAGGACTTGCCGGAACAGCGCTACGGTGAATTCGCCCTGGCACTGCGGCAGGCTGGTGCAGCGCTATGACGCTGTACCACGACTGCAGGCCCGTCGAGCCACAGTGCCTGTGCAACAGCTGTGTGTACGATAAGTACAGCAGTGATAAAGACACAAAGTGGTGCTGCACTCGTTGTATCGGAAAGTGTCCGGTACTAGAGTG